TTTGTATAAATAGCTAAAAACTGATTAATAAAACTAAGGCATAACTAAGGCTATTTGTAGGTAATTAAAGGGCGACCAGCTATATATTTTCTGTTGTATTATTGCAACATCTAGTGGTAATTATATCACTATAGAATATGCAAGTAAGGGTTGAATTATCTGGTTCAATCTCTGGTTGTGTGAGGGTTTATATCATATCTTATATGTGGTAAATATATCACTAACTGTTGTAAACTAGCAACACCTTTAAATACACCTATAGATTGTAAAAGATAGTAATAGATTGTTTACTATATTTGTAGTTTAGATTGATTCTAATTCGCAAGGGGTATGCAATGTGCCATGGGGGGGTGTGGGGGTATGTATATACTGCTTATACATTTTGTGTAGCTTTTGAATGTAAACTAGATAAGGTCGCCCTGCTATAAAGATTAGCTAGGGGGGTTGCTATATAGCTGGACTATCCCAGATAGAGATAGATGCTTCACCCCCTGGAGGGTAACTACTTATATTATACACCCTCTTCTGCATTTGTCAACTCTAATTAAAAAGAAATATTATAATGTTGTCAACTAGATGTAAACTTGTTATAATGATTAATATGAATAACAACTTCCTACCCACTAACTCCGATAAGAAAAGAAAACTAACAGAACAACAACAGCATTTCCTTACAGCACTTGGTAGTGTTGCAAGAGGAGATATAAACCTAGCTTTAAAAGAAGCAGGTTATGCAGACAGCTCGAAGTCTAATGTAGTAGATTCCCTAAAGGATGAGATTGTAGATGTCGCCACAAAGATTCTAGCTAAGTCTGCACCACGAGCTAGTCATAAGCTAGTCGAGATATTAGAAAGTGATGACCCAATACCACAAGTCAATGCTAAACTCCAAGCAGCCCAAACCTTATTAGACAGAGTAGGAATAGCAAAACGAGATAAGTTAGATATTAACCACACAGTAGCTTCAGGTATATTCATTATACCACAGAAGGAAGAATTAATAGATGTAACAGCAGAGGATGTAATAGATGAGAAGGAATAGTTCAACAATCCCTTTTGGTTATAGATTAGCAGATGATGATAAGACTTTAGTTCCAGTAGCTAAAGAAATACATTCATTGAATGAGATGAAGGATGGTGTTAAATCAGGAGCTTTTAGTTTAAGAGGAGCAGTAGATATATTAGAACACCAAACAGGTCGTAAGCTATCAGCCATGGGGTTAAAGAAAATAATGGATAAAGATATCCCAGAACCAATTAAAGAACAACCAAAAGGTTTACTATCTAGAGATGACAAAGAGACAATATAATTATAGCTTTGAACATAAAGCTAAGTTAGCTTCTAGAAAAGCAGTAAAAGAAAAAGAAAAAGAAATCGCTAAATTAAAAAAGAACTTGGAGAATAAGACAAGAAGACTCCGAGATAAAAAGGAAGCATTGAAGGTAGTACAGAATGGTGAAGAAAATAAAGAAACGAAGAAAGGTATGGTCATCGAAGAAGACAAACTTGATAAGCTACCTAACTCAGTTAAGAAACTCCTTGAGGAGGAAAAAGAAAGAATAGCATTTAAACCAAATGCAGGTCCACAAACTACTTTCCTTGCAGCACCTGAACAAGATGTATTGTATGGTGGAGCAGCAGGTGGTGGTAAGTCTTATGCTATGTTAGTTGACCCATTAAGGTTTATGCATATCAAAGAACACAGAGCATTACTACTAAGAAAGTCAATGCCTGAACTAAGAGAATTAATAGATAAGTCTAGAGAACTATACCCTAAAGCATTCCAAGGTGCTAAGTTTAGAGAAGTAGAAAAGATATGGAAGTTTCCATCAGGTGCTTCATTAGAATTTGGTTATCTAGATAGAGATGCTGATGTATATAGATATCAAGGTCAATCATATACATGGATAGGTATAGATGAATTAACTCAATACCCTACTGAGTTTCCATTACAATATCTACAATCAAGATTAAGAACAACTAATAATAAGATAGAATGTTATATTAGATGCACAGCCAACCCAGGTGGAGTTGGAGGTAATTGGGTTAAGAAAAGATACTTAGACCCAGCACCACCAAATGAATCTTTTACTGGTACAGATAAGATAACTAGAAAGTTTATCCCTGCTAGTCTACATGATAATCCTTATTTAAATGATGATGGTAAATATGAACAAATGCTTCAATCATTACCACCAACACAAAGAAGACAACTACTAGAAGGGAACTGGGATGTTTCCGAAGGAGCTGCCTTTACAGAATTTGAATATGATAAACATACAATAGCTCCATATGAATTACCTAAACATTGGACTAGAGTAAAAGGAATTGATTATGGTTACGCAGCAGAGTCAGCAGTTATTTGGGGTTGTATAGACCCAACAGATGAAACATTAATTATTTATAGAGAACTATATCAAAAAGGATTAACAGGCGAAGAGTTAGCTTTAAGGATTTTTGAGTTTGAGAGGGAGGATAAACTATCTGTTCCTGGAGTTCTCGACACAGCAGCATGGGCAAGAACAGGAACAACTGGTCCAACTGTCGGAGAAGTACTAACAAGGGCAGGACACAAGCTTAGAAGAGCAGACAAGAATAGAATTCAGGGCAAGATACAAATACATGAAAGATTAAAACTTAACTCCCAAGGGAGACCAAAGCTTCAGTTATTTCGTACTTGTCCGAATACCATTAGAGAATTACAATCAATACCGATTGATAAATCTAAACCAGAAGATGTAGATACTAAAGCATCAGACCATGCATATGATGCACTTAGATATTTAATAATGTCTAGACCAAGAAGTATTACAGCTTATGAAAATATGCAACAACACAAACGATGGACACCCACCGACCCAACCTTTGGATATTAATATGCCCTTATATACATTTAAAAATAAAGAAACAAATGAAGAATATGATGAAGTAATGTCATATGATGAACTACAAGAATACCTTAAACAAGACCAAGTAGAACAAGTATTTAAAATGAATATATTTAGATACTCTGATAATGGAGGAATAAAAGACCAAGAAACTTCATGGATGAGAGACCCTAAAGTAGAAGGTAATGGAAGCTTTTCACCTTATGGTAAAGTAAAAACAGAAGAAGAAAACAAGCATTATAAAGCAAAGAAACAAGCTAAACATTTTGGAGAGAAGATATAGTGAGAAAGAAAAAGATAACTAAACAAAAGAAATTAATTCCTCTTAATGAAAAGGTATTATCAACAGATATTAGTAAATATCATTTTGTAGAAGTGCGTTGGCTTGATATCGAGGGTGATGATGGCTGGAGTACTTTAAAGGTATTAAAGGAAGAAAAGCTACCTATTGCTGTATCTAAAGGATATTTACTTAGTCAAAAGAATGGAGTTACTAGATTATTCAGAGATTATATTGAAACTAAAGGTAAACCTACTTTTGATGATATAGGAAGTACAGTTATTATTCCAACTTCGGTAATTGTNTCTATTAAAAAGATTAACTTATCTTAGGTAAAAGTAGTTGACAAGTTAGATAAATAAGTGTATTATTATACTTACTAATAAAATTTAAGTAATTGATAGGAATTGTATGGCAGTCGATGAAATGATGAATCCAGAAATGGATGCAGATGAAAGTTTAGAACAGCTTGAAGCTTTAGTAATTGATATACAAGGGAAGTTTTCATCTTGTACTGATAAAAGAAGTGATGATGAAGAAAGATGGTTAAAGTCATACCATAACTATCGTGGTAAATATTATAAAGATATTCATTTTACTGAACACGAAAAGTCAAGAGTATTTGTTAAAGTAACTAAGACAAAAGTTTTAGCAGCTTATGGACAAATTATAGATGTACTATTTGGTACAGGAAAATTCCCATTAACAATTGAAGAAACAGTTATACCAGAAGGTATAGATAAGTTTGCACACATGAATCCTATGAAGGAAGAAATGGGTGTTGACCAAGTTCAACCTGACATAGAAGGTAATTTAGATTACAACCCTGAAGCACCACAAGAAGAAATGAATGGTGGATTAGGTTTTCCAGGTGATGGAAATGATTTACCACCAGGAGCAACCTTTAATGATTTAGGTATGGTTAACCTAGGTGGATTAAAAGAAGAATTTGAAGAAGCTGATTTATCATCAGGACCATCTCCAGTTCCTGAGATGCCACAAATCAAACCTGCACAAATTGCAGCAAGAAGATTACATAAATTAATTGAAGACCAGTTAGATGAAACAGATGCTAATGTTGCATTAAGAAGTGCAATCTTTGAATCTTGTTTATTAGGAACAGGAATTATTAAAGGACCATTTACTTACAACAAAACATTACATAAATATTCTGATAATGGAAATGGTAGAGAATATAATCCTGAACAAGTTAAAGTTCCTAAAGTAGAATTTGTTAGCATATGGGATTTCTACCCAGACCCTAATGCTAGAAACATGGAAGAAGCAGAATATGTTATTCAAAGACATAGATTAAATAGACATCAGTTTAAAGATTTATTAAATAGACCTTACTTTAATAAAGAAGCAATTTATAAATGTTTAGACATGGGTCCAAAGTATGATAAGAAAAGTTGGGAAACATCTATTGATGCAGAAAATAATTCTTATGGAGATTTAGAATCTAATAGATACGAAGTACTTGAGTACTGGGGAACTATAGATGCAATGTCTGCAAGAGAACAAGGTTTAGAAGTTGATGAAGATATAGAAGACTTTGAAGAAGTTCAAGTTAATATTTGGATTACTAATGGAAAGATAATTAGAATTGTAGAAAATCCTTTTACTCCATTTAGAATACCTTATCAATCTTTTTCTTATGAAGTAAATCCATATCAGTTTTTTGGAATAGGTGTTCCAGAAAATATGGAAGACGCACAAGCTATTATGAATGGTCATGCAAGAATGGCAATTGATAACTTAGCATTAGCAGGTAACTTAGTTTTTGATATTGATGAATCAGCTTTGGTTCAAAA